ATGCTACTTTGTTTAACAGTCAAACAGGTACATTGCAATCATATGATGCGACTATTGTTGCAGCCACATTAAAACACGATCAAACAAATTACGCATCTGGTTACTTACCTGTTGGTCCTAATTTAAGTACAGGCCGTACAGCTGCACAATATTTTACATTTAAATTTGTTAGAACATCTCTATCAAAATTCAATATTAAATTTACTGGTACAATTGCAGGCCTTTGGGTTGCATTGCCTGGAACAGTCATTGATTCCACATCATCATTAAACGGATGGTTAGATATGTCAATTGCATATGGTGGTTCTGGTATTCCAGGTGCTACTGCACCAGGTAATGGTTCAAATGGTTGTGCATTAGGTGGTGTTGTAACACTTAACTCCTCCGTATCTGCACATAGCAAGACATGTACATTTGGAACAATCTCAAGTTCAAACAGTACCTTGAGTGAGGTTTATGTGAGAATTAAACTTACAAGCGGCCAAACGGTAACCGCTTTATCATTAGAAACTGCGAGTAATTAAATGGCCGTATCAGACGCACAGAAAACGGACTTGTTATATAAAAAACTTTTTGGCGTGGCCAAGACGGATACTAGCACGAATAAAGGTGCTAGTAATGAATCAATTGCAAGTCCAACAATTAATCGTGGCGATAAAATTTGGACTCAAGCGAATTCAATACCAACTACGGCAGCTGCGGTAACTGGAATCGTACAGGCATATCAAACAACTGCAAGAGTGCAATGTACAGCAGACACTACAACGACTGCAATTAGCAGTGTTTATCCCACATGGAAAACCAATGTGACAGATTGGATTCCACCAGAATTTGGATCAACATATTTTGTGAAAGTGTATTCAGATACTTCTGGTGCATCAGATCCAACTGCAACTGGCACTCAAATGTTTGATGCTGGTGTTGGTGGTGTCGGTGAATGGTTCTTTGACTATCAATCTGGAGTATTAAACTTCATTGGTGGTACAATACCAACTGCACTAACAGTTTCTAAAGTTGTTATGATTACAGGATACAGATATGTCGGTGAGATAGGGTTGTCAACAATAACCGGTGGTACTTTTTAAACTACCGATTTACATAAATAGACGATAATAACAATAAGGACCGAGAATGGCAAATACAGTAATTCAACTAAAATATTCCACGGTAACACCAGTACCAACATCGTTGAATATTGCAGAACCAGCATATTCATATACAAGTAATATTGCATACATTGGTTCACCTGCAGGTACAGGGTCTATCGCAATTGGCGGTAAATTCTATATTGACCAACAAGGTCTAATTTACAATCATGCAAATGCGGCCTTCTTAGCTGCAAATAATGCATCAGACATATGGGTTCGCAATCAAGCAAACGGCGCATTTATTGCTGCTAACTCTGCATGGTATCAAGCGAATGCAGCCTATGCTGCTGGCAATACAAATGCTTCAAACATAACAATTACAAACAATACTGCAGCTGCAGCCTTTGATGCAGCTAATAGCGCAGCTACATTACAATCTGGAATCAATACAAGTCAGAATAACAGTATATCAGCTGCATTTACAACCGCTAATAACGCAGCTGTTGCGACTGATGTAGCAGCTATTAATGCTACTCAAAATACAAACATCACATCGGTAACAAATAGTGTTGCAGCTGCATTCACAACTGCTAACAATGCACTACCAAAAGCCGGTGGTACAATTACTGGTGATTTAGTTATTAATGGTAATCTGACAACAAGTGGCACTAGAACATACGCTAATACAACCAATGTTCAACTTGGTGATAATATTATCACCCTTAATGCTGAGATACCATCTACATTAGCTCCAACAGAAAACGCTGGTTTCGAAATCAATCGTGGATCTTCCGCTAATGTTGCGTTGTTGTGGAACGAATCATCAGGTAAGTGGACCGCAACAAATGATGGCACTTATTATTATGTTCTTGCTGATGCAGCTGTTGATGCTACTCAAAATACCAACATTACATCGGTAACAAATACTGCGGCCGCTGCTTTCTTAGCCGGTAATACCGCAGCTACATTACAGTCTGCAATTAATTCAACACAAAATACTAATATTACCAATGCACAGAATACAGCTGATGCTGCTTTCTTATCAGGTAATAATACAATTTCATTACAGTCTGCGATTAATCTCACTCAGAACAACAGTATAACAGCTGCCTTTGAAGCTGCCAATAGTGTTGCTGGTATTAACCTTACACAGAATAATAGTATTGCAGCTGTCTTTAGTCTTGCAAACGGTACAGCATTAATTGCTAATACTGATGTAACCAACATTTCAATTGGTTCTGCCGATTACGGTTCTAGTTCTGCTGTTGCATCATTTAAAGTTGCCGCAAACGGTCGTATCATTTCTGCAAACACAACAACGATTGCTCTTGATGCATCTGCTATCTCAACGGGTACATTATCAGTTAGCCGAGGCGGTACAGGTGCTTCATCGTTTACTACTAATGGTGTTCTGTTGGGTGCTGGTGGTTCTGCATTATCGACTGCATCGTCTTCAACTGAAGGCCATGTACTGACTATAAATAATTCGGGTGTTCCTACTTTCTCACATTTGTCTGGTGGAACATTCTAAAAATTTATGAAAAGGAATTGTTATGAGTGTAGAGTTTTCGAATACGTACCAGGAAATTCTGCTTGATAATCTAGTATCAATTATTAAGCAGAACTTTATCTTTCAAACTCAGTTAAAATTAGCTGAGAGTACAGGTAAAGATAAAACAGAATTACAGAATAGTCATGATATATTAAATGGTGAAAATGTTTCATTAAGACAACAACTTTCTGAATTAGAAAGATTGAGATCCAGGGTTGAATCTAATGATTCTGCTCATGAAGAAAAGTCAAGAATACAAACAGCTTTAAATGATGAGTTGAAAAGAAGTGCTGAATTAAAGCGAACATTAGAAGAAAGAGATGGAGAGATTTCTAGTTTGAAAGAACAAATTTTAAAATTAGAATCTTTAGTTCCACCTCCTAAACCTAAAAAAGTTAATCCTGTAATTGTGCCTGACACAGACGAAACTACACCATTGATCCTTCCTAAAACTAAGGTAAGTGATGGTAGTTCGTTCTAATGTCTAACACAGTAATTCAGCTCAAGTTTTCAGCCGCAACTGGCAATACACCTACAGCATTAGCTAATGGTGAACTTGCCATTAATACCTATGATGGAAAGATATTCTATCGTGGTGGTGCGTCTAATACTATACAGTCTATTACACGATATACTGGACCAGCTGGATTAGATACCGAGTTACAGTTCAACGATGCTGGCTCACTCGGCGGAAGTCAAAACCTCACATTCAATAAAACTACCAGTGTACTAACTGTCGCTGGTACTGTTCGTGCCAACATTCATAGTAATGATGGTACTGATTTGTTTGTGTTTGCAAATGGTGCATACAATACTGCCAATGCAGCTTTCATTAAAGCAAACAATGCATTCGCAAATACAACAGGCACGTTTAATGGAACATTATCTGTTTCAGAAACTTTTAAGTCACTACAATCAATAGGTGATGAAGGTGGTCAAATCGACCTTGCAACAGCCGCAACAAATCAAAGTTTGGTTGGTGGTACTGTTTCGATTGATATATTCCAAAACAAATTTAGAATTTTTGAAGCTGGTGGAACAAATCGTGGTGTCTATATTGACATTGCTAATGGCGCTTCAACTGGAGTAGGAACAAACTTATTACAACCATCAACATCTACTGATGGTTGGGCAAGAAATCAAGCTAATGCAGCTTTCATTTCTGCAAACACAATTCAAACATATGTAACAAGTGCTAATGCTAATATTAGTTTGTTACAATCGTATGTAACTACCGCTAATGCAAATATAACCGCAGCTTTTGCTGCAGCTAATGCCGCTACTGCAACAGATACAACTCAAAACAATTCTATTACAGCTGCATTTGTTGCGGCTAATAGTTCTGGTGTTTATGCTAATGGTTCTTTCATAACTGCCAATTCGGCAGGTGTATATGCGAATGGTGCTTTTGCAAGAGCAAACAACTCATTAAATGTTCAAGCTGGTGGTGCGGTCACTGGTAACTTAACGATTACAGGTAACTTAACTGTTCTTACACTTGCAACAGTACCATCTTTAAATGTTACAACAACTATTACAACCGGTTCTGGTACTGGTGGTGTAATCTCTGGTGCAAATACAGTTTACTCAAATGTATTTGTTGCAAATACTAGTGGTTACTTTCAGTTTGCAGATGGTACAAAACAATATACTGCCAATTCAGGTGGTGGTACAACAGATACGTTTGCGAGAAATCAGGCTAACGCAGCCTTTGCATTAGCAAATACTATCTCTGCTGGATCAGTTGATACGTTTGCGAGAAATCAGGCTAACGCAGCTTTCTCTCAAGCTAATACTGCACAATCAACTGCAACATCTGCTCAAGGAACTGCAAGTTCTGCCGCAAGTACCGCATCAGGTGCTCAATCTACGGCAACTACTGCATTGGGCGCTGCTATAACAGCACAAGATACTGCGACAGCTTCATTCATTCAAGCAAATGCGGCTTTCATTAAAGCGAATACTGGTACTTCTTCAAGTGATTATTTTCCAACAGGTGATTGGGGTAATTTTACAGATGCAATAACATCTGCATTTGGTGAAGATACAATCGTAATGTATGATTGTCGTGTAGAACCGGTTACACCTAGAGGATACCTTCTGTCAAAAGATTTTGGCTACGTAGCATAAGTATAAATAAGAGATAATTCAAGGATTTTAAATGGCCACACAAATACAATGGAGAAGAGGTACTACTGCTCAAACAGCATCGTTTACGGGTGTTGTTGGTGAAGCAACAGTAGATACCTCTAAAAACACATTAGTCATACATGATGGTACTACGGCTGGTGGATTTCCGTTGGCCAGAGAAAGTGCTTTATCTGCAAACGCAATATACTTACAAGCTTCATACAATCAAGCCAATGCATCTTTCATAACCGCAAATAGTGCCGGTGTATATGCAAACGGCGCATTCGTATCTTCTAACACAATACAAACATATGTTACTAGTGCTAACGCAAACATTAGCCTATTGTTCTCATATGTTAATACTGCCAATGCAAATATTACGGCTGCATTTGCAGTTGCTAATGCCGCTACTGCAACTGATTTAACACAAAACAATTCTATTACGGCTGCATTTAATCAAGCAAATACGGCAGTTAATAATTCTCTTTCAGCAAGTAACTATGCGAACGGTGCCTTTACATCTTCCAATACAATACAGACTTATGTAACTAGTGCTAATGCTAATATTAGTTTATTGTTCTCGTATGTAAATACTGCAAATGCAAATATTACAGCTGCATTCTCAAACATAACATCAGCTTTTGCCGCAGCTAACGCAGCTACAGCAACTGATGCTACACAGAATACTTCTATCACAGCTGCATTTACTGCGGCTAATAGTGCAAGTGTTTATGCAAATGGTGCTTTTGTAGTTGCTAATTCTGCAACAAATACCGCAACAGCTGCATACACAAGAGCTAATAATAGTATTAGTGCAAATACTGGTGGTACAATTACAGGTGATTTAGTTGTTACTGGTAATTTAACAATTAGTGGTCAAACAACTTATTCTAATACAGTACAACTTTTAGTTGGTGATAATCTCATTACACTTAATGCTGAGTTACCAACATCAGTAACACCAGTTGAAAATGGTGGTTTTGAAATCAATCGTGGTAATACTTTTGCAAATGCTTCTTTCTTATGGATAGAAAGTGCAGGTAAATGGCAAGCAAATAACGGTACAGCAACTGGTGCGTATTACATTGCAAATGAAGCTAATGCAACATCTGCTGGTGTTTATGCCAATGGCGCCTTCACACAAGCAAACACGGCAGTTACTAATGCTTTATCAGCGAGTAATTATGCGAATGGTTCTTTTACAACTGCTAACTCTGCAACTAACTCTGCAATAGCTGCATTCACTCAAGCAAATACGGCAAACACAAGAGCATATAGTACAGTATTAAAATCTGGTGATACTGTTACTGGACAATTAAATGTTTCAAATACAACCATATCAACATCAAATATTACTGGTGCGTTAACTATTTCTGGTGGTGTTGGTGTTACAGGTAATGTATATGCAGATTCAGTTTATATCAATAACGTAATAGCCGCAACGATTGGTGATGCATTGGCACTATCAATTGCTTTAGGATAAAATATGGCAAAACCAAGAACAAGAGCAGAATTTAAAAATTATTGCCTACGCAGATTAGGTTGGCCGGTCATCGACATTAACGTAGATGATGACCAAGTAGAGGATCGTATTGATGATGCTCTTTCATTTTATTATGACTATCACTATGACGGTACTGAAAAAATTTATATGAAACATAGAATAACGGCTGATGATATTAATCGCCGTTGGATTTATTGTCCAGATGCAGTCATTTCTGTAACTAAAGTTTTTCCTTTTGATGATTCTAATTCATCAATCAATATGTTTGACTTGCGTTATCAATTACGTTTACACGATTTATATGACTTCACATCTGTAAGTTATGTGTCATATGAAATCACTATGCAACATATTGCAACATTAAATATGTTGTTCTCTGGTCAACCACAATTTAGATTTAATCGACACCAAAACAAATTGTTTTTAGACATTGATTGGACTAAAGACCGTGATCCTGGTGAATATGTTATCATGGAATGTTATCGTAAATTATCACCAGACACAATTACATTGACTGGTACATTTTCTGCTAATACAACTTCAAACACAGTTACAGGTACAAGTTCAATTCTTGACCAAGAAGTTTTAGAAAATGATATGATTACAATCAATGGTGAAGAAAAACAAATAAGACACATCAACTCACCGACTGAGTTTGTATTGGCAAGTCCAGTTACAGCTAATGTTACTGGTGCAACTATAACAAAAGCAGGAATAACTGATGTTTGGGATGATAGATTTTTAAAGAAATATGCAACTGCAAAAATTAAATATCAATGGGGTTCTAATCTAAGTAAATTTGCGGGTATTCAAATGCCAGGTGGAGTCACGTTAGATGGTCCACGAATCATGCAAGAAGCTCAAATAGAACTTGATAAGATTGAAGAAGAACTGTATACTATGGGTAGTTTACCTAGTGAGATTTTTGTAGGATAAAAATGGCAACTAATGTCTATTTTAATCCGTTTCCGAAGAACATAACTTCCGAGCAGCTGCTCGTTGAAGATTTAGTTATTGAGGCGATGCAAATCTATGGCATGGAAGTATTCTATTTGCCTAGAAGTAGTCGTGACCAAGTAGATTTTCTATACGGAGAAGATACATTAAAACAATATACTGAAGCATATACAATTGAAATGTATCTTGAAGATGTTACTGGAATGGAAGGTGATGGTGACTTCATCTCTAAATTTGGATTAGAGATTAAAGATGAAGTTACATTATTAATATCTCGCAGAAGATTTGCGGCAACAGTACCACAAAAAAGACCACACGAAGGCGATTTAGTTTATGTGCCTTTAGTACAAAACTTTTTTGAAATTACTTTTGTAGAACATGAAAACAATCAAGCGATGTATTATACCTTAGGTCGTGGCCGTGGCGCTAACGTCTATGTGTATGCATTAAAGATGAAACAGTTTGTATTCTCTAATGAAATTGTTGATACTGGTGTTAGAGAAGTTGACGAACAAATTAGAGATGCATATCCAAGAACTCGTATAACCTTGTTGTCTGGTTCAGGTAATTTTGTTGAAGATGAAATAGTTTATCAAGGTGCCAATCTTGCATATGCAACTGCACAAGCTATCGTACACAATACGACTGCAAACTCTTTCATAGATATCATTAGAGTATCTGGTTCATTCTTATCTGGTAATGTACACGGCAACACAAGTTCTGCAAACTGGATTATCAATACTGTTTCCGATACTGCATTGATGAATACCGCATTTGAAGATGTTGTCGATAATGCCAGAATACAATCTGAATCTGATGGAATTTTAGATTTCACAGAACATAATCCATTTGGTGAACCATAATGTTAGGTAATGCACATTTTTATAATAGAACAATACGAAAAGTTGTTGTAGCTTTTGGTACGATGTTTAACGACATTCAATTACGAAGATACAATAAAGATGGCACACATGCATATGAGACATTTAAAGTACCTCTTTCTTATGGTTCAAAAGAAAAATATCTAACAAGAATTACATCTGATCCTGATTTAACTAAATCAATTGCAACAACTGTTCCTAGAATGTCATTTGAATTGACAGGAATGAGTTACGATACAAGTAGAAAATTGCCAACAACAATAAGAAACTTTTCTGCTAATAATTCTACAACATCTTTACAAACACAATATCTACCCGTACCATATGATTTTGAATTTTCATTCTCAGTCTATGTTAGAAATACAGAAGATGGTACACAGATATTAGAACAAATTTTACCATTTTTCACACCAGATTTTAACGTAACAGTTAACTTTATTCCTGGTATGGATCAAAAATATGATATGCCAGTCAAACTCAATTCTGTAAGTACAACTACAGATTATGAAGGTGACTTTATGAGTACAAGATTAATCATGTGGGATTTAACATTTACAGCAAAAGGTTATATTTGGCCACCAATACAGAATGGTAAAATCATTCGTCAAACTACAGAAAATGTTTTCATTAATGTTAGTGGTTTGGATGGACAAAAAGTAACCTTTTGGACTGCAAATGGTAACGGTGTCTTTACAACTGGTGAAACAATCAGAGTTGCCGCAAGAGATGTTGTTGGTGAAGTTGTTTACTTTAGTAATACTTCAACAGGTGTATTCATTGCCGATAAACTAAATAAACTTCTAGAAGTTGGTGATGCAGTTACTGGTGACTATTCAAATGCAACGTATGTTATTAGAACAACAGAATACAACGCAATTAAAGATATGAAAGTTGTTACGGTACCAAAACCATTAACAGCTCAGATTGATGATGAGTTTGGATTCTCAGAAACAATAACAAATTACCCTAATGCATAATGAATAAGTTGAATCAAACATTGTCAGAAGTTTTAGATGTTGAACCAATCGGATCTAAACCAATGACTCAACTAATTGCCGTCAACAACATCGATGATGACGCTGAATTTGCTCGTCAAAATATTAGAGAGTTAATTCAAAAAGGAAATGATGCGGTTGAAGGTATTTTGCATGTCGCAAAAGAATCTGAACATCCAAGAGCCTATGAAGTTGCAGCCAATCTAATCAAAAATCTTTCTGATTTAAATAAAGACTTGATGGAAATTCAGAAGCGCAAAAAAGATTTAGTGCCACAAGAACATAAAAATTCTGGTAACATTAATGTAGATAAAGCCGTATTTGTTGGTTCTACTACAGAGTTAGTCAAGTTTTTAAAGAACAATAAATAGGATTAGTATGGAAGAATTAATTGAACAATTAAAAGTTATTTTAGGTACAAACTTCGCTTTGTATTTGAAGTCACACAACTATCATTGGAACATTGAGGGTAATAATTTTCCTCAGTATCATGCATTTTTAGATACTTTTTATAATGAAGTATTTCTACAGAACGATCCAATTGCAGAACATATAAGATATTTGGATGCATATGCACCAGGATCATTTACTAGATTTTTAGAGTTGTCTGTTGTGGATGAAGCAACAACTGTACCTGATGCATTGACTATGATGATTAATTTAAAGAATGATAATGAAAGATATATCGTTCAACTTCGTGCTGGTATTGTTGTTGCTGAAGGTGCAGGTGAACCAGCTGTATCAAACTTCTTACAAGACTTGTTGGGCGCTCATCAGAAGAAAGCGTGGATGCTACGTAGCATTGTAAAGTAAATGTCTGATATTGGTTATCTTGGTAATTCGAATTTGAAAAAACCTGGTGTAGAGATTTCCTACACCGAGGAACAAGTTGCTGAAATTATAAAATGTACTCAGGATCCTGTCTACTTCATTAAGACGTATGTTAAGATTGTTAACGTAGACAGAGGTTTAATGCCCTTTGAAATGTGGCCATTCCAAGAAGATATGGTTAAAACATTTCACGAAAATCGTTTCTGTATTGCAAAGATGCCTCGTCAGGTTGGTAAAACAACTACGACTGTGGGTTATATGTTGTGGTCGGTATTGTTTCAAGATGACTATAGTATTGCTATTCTTGCAAACAAAGGCGCACTTGCTCGTGACATTTTAGGTCGTGTTCAATATGCGTATGAGTATTTACCAGTTTGGTTGCAACAAGGTATTATTGTTTGGAATAAAGGTAATATTGAATTAGAAAACAAATCTAAAATTGCCGCATATGCAACATCAGCAGCTGGTGTTCGTGGAGGTTCTTATAACTTAATTTTCTTAGACGAATTTGCTTTCGTTCCTAAGAATTTAGCAGATGAATTCTTCACATCTACATATCCTGTTATTTCATCTGGTAAAACTACCAAAGTTATTATTGTTTCAACACCATTTGGGTTGAATCATTTTTACAAAATGTGGGTCGATGCCGCTGAAGGCCGTTCGACATATAAAACACTTGAAGTACATTGGTCACAAGTTCCAGGTCGTGATGCAGCTTGGAAAGAAGAAACGATTCGTAATACTTCTGAAGAACAATTTAGGCAAGAGTTTGAAACAGAATTTATTGGATCATCTGCAACTTTGATATCTGGTTCTAAACTGCGTTCATTGGCATTTTATAATCCATTATACTCGGAAGAAGGTTTTGATATATATGAGCACCCACAACAAGGACACATGTATATTGCCAACGTAGATTGTGCAGAAGGTGTTCAACAAGACTATTCTACAATTAATGTAGTAGATGTTACACAAACACCTTATAGACAAGTGGCTAAATACAGAAATAACAAATTACCATTATTGTTTTTTCCAACTGTAATATATTCAATTGCAAAAAGATATAATGAGGCCTATGCATTAATTGAAACAAACAACATTGGGCAGCAAGTTGTAGATATTCTCCACTATGATTTAGAGTATGAGAATATCTACAAGTTGGAACATCATCACATCAAGGGTCAAAGTATCTCTGGTGGTTTCAAAAGAGCAACATCGTTTGGTATTAAAACAACTAAAACCGTCAAAAAGATTGGTTGTGCTAACTTAAAAACGCTGATTGAGAATGATAAATTAATCATTAATGACTTTGATACGATTGCAGAATTAAATACATTCGTAAGAGTTCGTGATAGTTACGCAGCTGAAGAAGGTAATAATGATGATTTGGTTATGGGTCTAGTACTATTTGCTTGGTTGACAGCTCAGAATTATTTCAAAGATTCTACGAATATAGATGTTAGACAACTTATGTTGGCAGAACAAAATATGTTCATAGAAGAAGATTTGACTCCTGTAGGTATTATTGACGATGGGCGCCGTGAGGAAGTCTTAGTTGATACGGGAGATGTATGGACAGAAAAAGGATATCTATCTTCAAGATTCTAAAATACTAAATACTGTATTAGTTATAAATATAATTGACCCAATAACAAAAAGGAGAAATCCATGGCATTTCAGCTATCACCTGGGGTAAATGTATCAGAAATTGACCTGACTACAATTGTCCCTTCCGTTGCCACTTCAATTGGCGCTTTCGCTGGGCAGTTTGCTTGGGGACCAGTAGGTGAGGTTATCACTATTTCTGACGAGGTTCGCCTTGTCGAAGTGTTTGGTAGACCTGACAACACAAACTACGAATACTGGTTCTCTGCCGCTAACTTCCTCGCATACTCTAATAATCTAAAAGTAGTTCGTGCAGCTAACACTACATCAACTTTCAATGCTACGGCTAATGGCGCAGCAACATTCATCAAGAATTCAGACGATTATCTTGCAAACTATTCAAATGCAAACACATCTCTTGGACCATTTGCGGCAAGATATGCAGGTGTTTTGGGTAACAGTCTTCGTATTTCTATTTGCGCTTCTTCTCAGGCCTTTTCTGCTAACTTAACAGTTACAGATTCGATGAGAACTAATGCGGTAGCTTCTGGTACTACAGTTATTAACGTGAACGGTACTGCAAATGCAGCTGCAAACGTACAAGCTGGAGACTTAATTTCTCTTGATGTTGGTTCATCATATACTAGAGTTGCTTCTGTAAACGCAACTGCAATCATTCTCTCATCTGCTGTTACTACTACAATCGCTGCTAATACTGCAATTCTTCGTAAATGGCAATATGCAGATAGTTTTGGTGTTGCACCAGGTACTTCTGACTATGCAACTGCTGCTAACGGTTCTGGTGATGAATTGCACATTATCGTTGTTGACGAAGATGGTAAATTCTCTGGTGGTGTTGCGAATACAGTACTAGAAAAATATGCATTCGTTTCTAAGGCATCTGATGCTAAGTTTGGTGATGGTTCTACTAACTATTATGTAAACGTCATCAATTCAAAATCAAAATATGTATGGTGGACTTCTCATGCATCAGGTAACTCAAATTGGGGTAATGCTGCAGCAGGAACAACATTTGACGCTGCAAACGGACAAAGAAACCCATTCTCTGCTTCATTAAGTGCTGGTGCTGATGGTACAATTACTTCCGGTACGATTACTACTGCATATGCTTATTTTGCAAATCCAGATTCAGTTGATATCTCATTAGTTATTTCCGGTCCTGGTGATGCAACAGTTGCTGGTTATCTAATCTCTAACATTGCAGAATCTCGTAAAGATTGTATGGCATTCTTGTCACCAACTAAGGCTTCAGTTGTTAATAACTCTGGTGCTGAGTCTGCTGCTGTTATTGCATATCGCAATTCTTTAACAAGTACATCATACGCTGTTCTTGATTCTGGATACAAATATCAACTAGACAGATACAATGATGTATATCGTTGGGTGCCATTGAATGGTGATATTGCTGGTCTATGCGCTAGAACAGATTTGCAACGTGACCCATGGTTCTCACCTGGTGGATTCAACAGAGGTACTATCAAGAATGTTATTAAACTTGCTTGGAATCCAGTTAGGGCAGAACGTGA